TTGTTGAATGCAAAGACGAAGAAGAACAAGAAAAAATTTTTAATCGTTTGGACATCGAGGGATATAAATGCCGAGTTCAAAGTTTGTAATTGAAAGTCCCACATCAAATTCATTCAAAGCAAAAAAAGTCAAATCAGCGTTCGATTTTGATGCCGATATAGTCAGAAAAGAATTTGACGTTAAAATTCCGATTGAAGACAAGAAATGGAATGTGGGCTTGATTGTCGGCGCATCAGGAAGCGGTAAAACTACCATTGCTCGACGCCTGTTTAAAGATTTCCTTTTTTTTGAAGGCTATAAATGGACGGGGCAATCCATTATTGATGATTTCGGCGAGCATTCAGCTAAAGACATTACGGAAACGCTGTGCAAAGTCGGGTTCGCTTCGCCTCCTGATTGGCTAAAACCATTTCAAGTCTTATCAAACGGTCAAAAAATGCGAGCAGAACTCGCCAGATTAATCCTAACGAGCGAAAAGCCTTGCATCTATGATGAATTCACCTCTGTTGTGGATCGCCAAGTGGCTTGCGTAGGATCGTCAGCGATTCAAAAATTCATCAGGAAACAGAATAAACAATTCATCGCTGTTTCTTGTCACTATGACATTGAAGAATGGTTGGAACCTGATTGGGTTTACAACTGCGACAAATCATAATTTGTCTGGAGGGATCTTCGGCGACCTGAAATCGTCTGCAACATCAGGAAAGCAGAACAACGTGAATGGAATCAATTCATGGAGTTTCACTATTTGAGCCACGACCACAATATGGCAGCGCACAAATACATTTGCGAGATCAATGATCGACCTGTCGCGTGGTGTTCAGTTTTGCATTTTCCGCATCCTCACGTCAAAAACATGAAGCGTATTCATCGAATAGTGGTCAAACCTGATTATCAAGGTATTGGACTCGGCAAAAAATTTTTGAATGAGATAGCCAAAAAATACAAAAAACAAGGATTTAGAATGTCATTGGTTACAAGCTCACCTGCATTTGTTCATGGATTACAACATGACAAAGAATGGGCAATGACAAGAAAACCGGGTCGATTGAAAGAAACGGCAAAAACAGGAGTATTGGCTGGATCAACATCCGATGCTCGATTGACTGCAACGTTCGAATTCAAAAGCATTGAACAAGAAAAACCAAACCCATAAATGATATGGCATACACAAGGCACGATTGGGATATGGTCAGGGCTTTCTTCGAAAGTGGACTTTCACTCAGGGATATTACGTCTAGAGAAGAAGTAGCAATCAAAGACAAAGGGACAATAAGCAGAAAAGCAAAGCAAGAAGGGTGGATTAAGGGTAAAATACAACCCCTTGTTGAAAAAAGTATTCAAGTAAAACAAAGCCTTGCGGAAATAAGTGAAGAAAAGGCAACTCTAAATGCAACCCAGAAAGAGGTTCATGACACGCTTGTATACGAAAAAAGCAAATGGTTGGACTATCTAAACAAGGCTGCATTGAAAAATGTGCAGGAAAGTATGACGGCTCGATGCGAGAATCAGCAGGATTACAGAAGCAGAGCCCAAACAATCGGGATTGCAAAAGAAGTGCTTGTAGGTAAAAACCCGGATGTGGCTGTTCAGGTCAATACGCAAGTTACAAGCGAAACGACAAAAAGCGAATTTGAAGAGATAGCTCTCCGCTTATTAAACCGATGAATCAATACTCTGAAAAAGAGAGATTGGTTGCCAACGAACTTGCCAAACATGACCTTTATTGGTTTAGCCAATGGATGTTTGAGCAGCGCCGAGGCTATCAATGGATCAAGGCCCCGCATCATAAAAGGATTGCCGATGCTCTGATGAGGGTTGTTGATGGTAGTTGCAAGCGCTTAATTATCAACATTCCCCCGCGCTATTCGAAAACCGAGCTTGCTGTTGTGAATTTTATTGCATGGAGTCTAGGCAGGTACCCTGATGCTGAATTCATTTATACGTCCTATTCCGCACGTCTTGCCTCGAACTACTCATGGCAAACAAGAGAACTGATTGCTACCAATGAATATCAGGAAATCTTTCCAGCCACGCAGTTAATGGACAACTCCAAAGCTAAGGATGAGTGGAGAACATCGGCGGGTGGGTTGGTTTACTCGGCAGGATCAGGGGGAACGATTACTGGATATGGCGCGGGAAAGCATCGTCCCGAGTTTGGTGGTGCAATCATCATTGATGACCCCCATAAAGCTGATGAAGCTAGATCAGATGTGATGAGGGAAAACGTCATTGATTGGTTTCAGAACACGCTGGAAAGCCGAAAAAACAGTCCAGACACCCCTATCATCCTCATTATGCAAAGATTGCATGAGCGGGATTTAGCCGGGTGGCTGCTTGAAGGAAACAACGGCGAAGAATGGGAGCATATTTGCTTGCCGGCCATCCAAAAGGATGGGACTGCTTTGTGGCCCGAAAAGCATCCGATAGAAAAGTTGAGGGAAATGGAAAAGGCAGCGCCTTACGTTTTCTCTGGGCAATATATGCAAAGTCCATCCCCAGCCGAAGGTGGAATCTTCAAGCCCGATCAAATCCCGGTAGTTGATGCAATCCCTGCCGTTGAAATTAAATGGTGCAGGGGATGGGATTTGGCAAGCACTATTGACGGGGATTACACAGCCGGGGGCAAGCTGGGCAGATTACCTGACGGGCGGTACATCATTGCGGACATGGCGAGGATGCGAGTAGGCCCAGATGAAAGGGACGCTGCCATGGTCAATATAGCCTCGCAAGACGGGCGCAAGGTCAAAATCAGCATACCTCAGGATCCGGGGCAAGCCGGTAAAACCCAAGTCTTGTATTTGACCCGAGCGCTATCAGGCTACAATGTCAAAAGTTCGCCAGAAACCGGGGACAAAGTAACAAGAGCGGAGCCATTTGCGGCTCAGGTAAATGTCGGGAATGTCATCATGCTCCGAGGCGATTGGAATAATGCTCTACTCAATGAAATGCGGATATTCCCGAACGGAGCCAACGATGATCAGATTGACTCTTTGTCTAGGGCGTTTTCTGAAATAATGGTCACACGTAAAAGTTTCTTTGGCTGAGGCCCACTATGTTCAACTGGTTCAAGAAATCACCGCCCGAAACAGAATCAAAACCAAAGCCGAATCAGCGGAAAAGCATATTCAGCACTCATTCATTCGATGAAGAGGACCCTGAAGCGGTTCGATTTGCTATTGCCGACAAAATTGACAACCTCAGAAAAGACCAACCAGCCCTGAATCAAAGTATCACGGGCTACGCAATGGACGATTCCAGCAATGGGGTTGCAGCATTCAAAATGTATTACCCGAACGGCGGGATCAATTCCGTATCCGAAGCGGTTGTTGGCTGGTACGCGACTCAGGGATTCATCGGGGCTCAACTTTGCGGCATCTTGGCTCAGAACTGGCTTGTCAATAAAGCCTGCGCCATGCCCGGAGACGATGCCATCCGAAAGGGCTACAACATCGTCACTGATGATGGAGCCGAACTCGATCCCGAAGCGTACAAGATTCTGAAGGCTTACGACCGCGCTTTTAACGTCAAATTCAAAATGCGGGAGTTCATCCGAAAGGGTCGAATCTTCGGTATTCGCGTGGCTATGTTCAAGGTTCAATCAACGGACCCGAATTATTACGAGAAGCCATTCAACATTGATGGTGTGGCTCCGGGCAGCTACAAGGGCATTGTTCAGGTTGATCCGTACTGGACAGCGCCATGGCTCGATAACGCCGCCTCCAGCCAGCCGGATACGCTCCACTTCTATGAACCTACTTATTGGATCATCAACGGAAAGAAGATCCATCGAAGCCATCTTGTGATCTTCCGTCATGCCGAGCCTGTAGACGTTCTCAAGCCCATGTATATCTATGGGGGCGTACCACTGACTCAGCAGATCATGGAACGCGTCTACGCGGCTGAGAGGACTTCCAACGAGGCCCCGCAGCTTGCCATGTCCAAGCGCACAACCGTATGGCTGACCGACATGGAAGCGGTCATGTCCGATACCAATGCAGCGGTTAGCCGACTTCAGCAATGGTCGGCATATCGAGACAATTACGGCATCAAGCTGGGAGACAAGGAAGGGGACGAATTCCAGCAGTTCGATACGTCACTTGCCGACTTTGACGCGCTCATCATGACGCAATATCAGTTGGTTGCTGCCATTGCCGGCGTCCCTGCCACAAAGCTGCTTGGAACGTCTCCTAAGGGCTTTAACGCTACGGGCGAATACGAAGAGGCCAGCTATCATGAGTTGCTGGAATCGATTCAGGAAAACGACCTGACGCCACTCCTCAATCGTCATCATCGTTTGGTTCTAAAATCCTACGTCGAGCCTCAGCTTGGCAAAAAAATGGACTTTGAAGTCACCGTGAACTGGTTGCCTCTGGATACTCCGACTGCCGAAGAACTGGCAGCGACCAATCTTGCCAAGGCTCAGGCCGGACAGGTTTTGATTGCTTCCGGGGCCATCAGCAGCGAAGACGAAAGACAGCGCGTAGCTACCGACAAAGAAAGCGGATACGACGAACTGGGCATTATGGATGCCGATCCCTTTGATGATGAGGAGCAGGAAAAAGCCTCCGAAGAAGCGTTTAACGACTATATGCGCGTCAGTGATTCTGACCAAGGGCAAATCGAACCTGAAAAAGTGGAAGAGGAAAAAGAAAAAGATTGCATGACTGAAGATGCAGCCTTACAAAAACCACGCAGAGGACGTAAGCCCAAAAATGGCAAAGCGCAAGAATAAAATTGATGGCTTGGTTGGGAGTGCTTTGCGTCCTAACGCAAGT